ACAGGTAGTTCGGATTGTATTCTAAAACCTGTTAGACATTATTTTGTAAATCATACTAGCACCATTTACCTATTGTGTGAAGTAATGAACCCTGACGGTACTCCACACGAAACAAATTTCCGCTCAAAATTAGAACGTGAAGATGAAAATATTTGGTTTGGATTTGAGCAAGAGTATTTCATCCAAAGAGGTTTTGGAGAAGGTATTTTAGGGCATGACAGAAGATTTGTGGAACCACAAGGTAAATATTATTGCGGAGTTGGTTCTAATGTTGTTGGAAGAGATTTAGTAGAAAAACATTTAAACATGTGTTTACAACATGGTATAACCATAACAGGGGTAAATGCGGAGGTTGCTTTAGGTCAATGGGAGTTCCAAGTTTTCACAAAAGGTAAATTTAAGGCGGGAGATGACCTATGGATGTCAAGGTATTTCCTTTATAAAATTTCCGAAGAGTATGGTTACGAAATTACACTACACCCAAAACCATTACAACACGGAGAATGGAATGGTTCAGGATTACATACCAACTTCTCGACTGAAAAAATGAGAAATATTGGAGGTGAAAAATACTTCCAAGCATTATTCTCAGCACTTGAGTCAAGAAAAGAACAACATATAAAAAATTATGGTTCAGATAACCATATGAGATTGACTGGTAAGTTTGAAACCCAATCAATTGATAAGTTTTCTGTTGGGGTTAGTGATAGAGGCGCGTCAATAAGAATTCCCGCTCAAACCGTGTCTAATGATTGGAAAGGATATGTTGAAGATAGAAGACCAGCATCTAACGCGGACCCTTATAGAATTATTTTTGAGTTAGTTGAAACTTTAAAAATGACTGATGAATTGAATGAAGCGTTGAATAATATGTATTCAAACGTTAACATGAAAAAGTTTGATGAAATTAGAGAAAAATATAATGGAATTCCTAGTTCTGAAGAATTGTTGAATGAATATAGAGACGATAATGATTTTGAAGTTGATTCTGAAACTATGAACGGATGGAATATGCCATCAGAAGAAATAAAATTTGATGTAAATGGAAAATAAAATACCCGAATTTAAAATGTATGAGCCTCTAAAGGCTAATAGATGGATAATTGAGACTTATCCCACAGTAATAAACCCATATCTTTTTAGAAAGTATCGAATGTTTAATGAAGGGGATAAAATACTCTTTAAAACTCAATTTTTGGAAACAGTCGCAGAAAGTTTTAACCCGACAGATTTGTTAGAAATTACCGATATTACTTTAAAATATTTAGACCCTGTCGGTGATGTCGTTGGAGGATTTAAAATGGTTGTTGGAGGATTAAATTTTGACAAAAAACATTCTTATTCCGATGACGATTTGTTAATAACAAAAATGAGATTTGTTATTGAACAAATACAACCTATATTTAAACAATCAGAAGAAATATATTCAAGTCATGGACAACCAAAAGAATAAAGAACATGTTAATCACCCAGAACATTATGGTGGCGAAAATAATCCTTATGAAGCGATAAAAGTTATTGACGCTTGGGAATTGGGGTTTAGTTTGGGTAACACCGTAAAGTATATCTCAAGGGCGGGGAAAAAAGAATCTGATAAGGAATTACAAGACCTTAAAAAGGCTCTTTGGTATTTACAACATCATATTGAAACATTAGAGAAAAAATGATAGAAACTAATAAAATAATAAACGGAAATTGTATTGAAGTTTTAAAAACATTTCCTGAAAACAGTATTGATTTGATTTGTACCTCACCTCCATATGGTGTTGGGATTAGTTATGACGTACATGATGATGATATGGTTTGGGAAGAGTATACCCAGTTTAGTCGTTCTTGGTTAACAGAAGCGTTAAGAGTATTAAAAGATGATGGTAGAATTGCATTGAACATACCGTATGAAATTAACAGACAATCTAAAGGAGGTAGAATATTCTTTGTCTCTGAAGTATACCAAATAATGAAAGAAGTGGGGTTTAAATTTTTTGGGGTTGTCGACTTAGAAGAAGACAGTCCACACAGAAGTAAGACAACCGCTTGGGGTTCATGGATGAGTCCATCAAGCCCATACATTTATAATCCTAAAGAATGTGTAATTCTTGGATATAAAAAACATCATATCAAAAAGGTTAAAGGTGAACCACAATGGAAAGGTGAGGTGGTAGAATTAGAGGATGGTAAAAAGAAAACTGTTTATTCTGATGAAGATAAAAAAGACTTTATATCTTTAGTATATGGGCAATGGAAATATTTTGCAGACACTAGGTCATTAACGAAAGCCACGTTTTCAATGGATATCCCAACTAAAGCAATAAAGATTTTATCGTATAAAAATGATATAATTCTTGACCCATTTAATGGTAGTGGAACAACCTGTGTTGCTGCAGAAATATTAGATAGGAGATGGATTGGAATTGAGTTGAGTCCAAACTATTGTGAAATTGCTGAAAAAAGGGTGAGAGCCTTTATTGACGATAAAAAACAACAAACTATTGAGTTTTAAAAAGAGGTTAAATGACCTCTTTTTCTTTTTTTAGATATTTATTAGAAAAAATATCATAATGGAAAAAACTCTATTTACTGAATCTGAATTGAAAAACAGAATCGCTGAGATATACGAAGAAGAAAGACTCAAAATTATAAATGAAAAATGGAACAAACTATCTGGTAAAGATAGAACATTTGTTTTAGAATTTTTAAAAGCCGTTTACCCTGAAAAGGCTATGTTAGTAACTGAAGCTAGGTGGTATAATACTTTAGGGGATATAGTAGGGATATTTGACCCAACAGGGATTGTTGATTTAATTAACGGAATTAGTTATTGGAGACAAGGTGATAAGTTATTCGCCATTTTATCATGGGTTTCAGTGATACCTTACGTTGGGGATTTAATTGCTAAACCTGTTATTGGATTAATGAAAATGGGTGGAGGTGCTGCTAAAGCATTTAAAGCCGCTGCATTGACAGGGGATGCCGCTAAAATAGGTAGAACCGCTAAAACCGCGGGTGGGTCTATTGCTAAAATGGTAGAAAAGTCACCTAGTTGGGGTGATAAATTAATGAACTTGTTAAAAGGTTCAGTTGGTAAAGTTCCTGGATTAGGAGGACTTATTAAAGTTATTGAGGAGTATGTAAATATATTTAAGGGTGCAAGTAAAGAAATGAAAATGTCTAAAGAAATAACAGGTAAATTAGCTGCAAAGGCGGAAAAACAAGCATTAACAAGAAGTGAAAAAGAAACTTTGGCTGCGGAACTTAAAAAACAAGGACAATTTAGAGGGTTTAGAGATTATGCGGGGGCTGGACAATCTTGGAAGGCAAAATATATTTCAGGAGGTATGGGTAGATTATGGGGTAATAGAGCCACAAGGTCATTAATGAGAAGAACTAAATGGTATTTAGGATTACTCGATTTCTTGGGGGTTGCAAATTTTGTTGGTCCTGATGAATTAGAACAAAAATATGCTGACTTAGAAGCAAAAATAGATGAGTATAACAAGACAGAAAAGGCTCAAGAATATGCCATGGAAGAATTTGGTGATGTGGTAGAAAAACCACAATCCTCAGGAATACCAACCCCACCAGCATCTAGTGCGGCATCCCCAACAGGAGGAGGTATGGATGTTATCAGTGCGTTAGGTTCACTATTTTCTGGCGGAGGAGCTGGCTCAAAGGCGATTGGAAGTTTAATATGATGAAAAGATTAATAGTTGAAAGTGGGTTAAGAGATATAAACCAACTCGCTAAAAGATACCCTAAGGCAGAAATTTATTTTCACCAAGATTTGGATGGTGTTACCACTGCAATTGCGATGAAACATTATTTAGAGAATAACGGTATTAAAGTGGTTGATGCTCACGTAATACAATATGGTGATAAAGAATTTGCAGTAAAAAAGAACGATGCTCAAGGGGACACAATGCCTGTTTTGGTTGACTTTGCTCATGGTAAACCAATGTTTATAATTCATACGGACCACCATGATAGACAAGCGGGAGCCGAAGATACTAAATCAACCTCATTTAGACAATCAAGGTCAAATGTGGAAACTATTTCACAAGTAGTTTCTCCAAAAGACATTTTTACATCTGATGACTTACTATTAATTTCTACGGTGGACTCTGCAAACTACGCGGTAAATGAGATATCGGTAGACCAAGTTATAAATTACTTATTTAGATTAGACACTAATGAGAGTCTAAGAAAAAATAAAATGGCCTTAGGTTTGGTTGCTAATAAATTACTTTTAGCTTTTAAAAACAAACCAGGGTTCTTGGAAGAATTGGTGATGGTTACAAAACCATCAATATTAAATTTATTATTAAACATTAAAAGAATAATGTTAGAAAAAGGGTATGCGTCAATACCCGAATTAGAAAAAAACAAAGAAGGATATATCGAACAAATGAAATCACACCCAAATGTGAACGTTCAAGATAACGTTATAGTACAATATGGGGGAGGAAAGATGACTTCACCAGGTTCTTATGACCGATACACACCATTCAAGAATAATCCTGAAGCAGACTTCTTAGTAATTGCATGGCCATTAGGATTAGTACAAGCATCATGTAACCCGTTTAAAAAAGAGAGAGAATTAAAAGGTGTTAACTTAGGTGAGATAGCCCAAGAAGTTTTAGGTAAATGGAAATCACAACTTAAAGAACGAGAAATACCATTGTCGACTATTAAATGGATATCAGAGTCATCTAAAGAGTTTGGGGCCGAATCAGTTGGGTTTACATTCAAAGATTTTGTTGCGTTATATGGTAAGAATTTTAAAACATTAGAGAACGGAAAAGAAGTACTTACAACTATTGGAGAAATGATGCAAAAACCATTTACTGAATTATCAGAAGAAGAAATGGAAATTCTTGATGAAGTTACGGTTAACGCTTGGGATTTAATTCAAGCAAATTCAGGAGGTCACAAATGTATAACTAACATATCTGGTTTAAATTATATGGGAAGAAGTAAAAGACCACCACAAGGAAAATACAAATACAATCCTGAAAAAGATGACTCTCCCTATGTTAAGTTTACTAAAATGATACAGAATGAATTTGTCAGAGTTTTAAAAGAAAAAATTAATACTCGATAAAATCACCTTCTTGAATATTTGAACCTTTACAAGTACCTCCAGCAACTTCTAATACATAGTTACCTGAAGAACAATAATTATCACAATCGTCTTGTAAACATGGAGGACAGTCGTGATATATCTTAACAATTTCATCGTCTTGTATAAAGATAATATCTAATGGTATAATACAATTTTTCATCCAAAAACAATGTTCACCGTCACGTAACATGAAGAACATTCCATTAAATGTCGAATCAAAATTTCTTTTCATCATACCATTTTGAATGTCTTTTTCAGAAAATACGGTTTTGACTTTAAAATTTATTCCATTTATATTTAATACCATACTTATAAATACTATAACAACGTTAAAAATGGAGAAAACTAAAAGATATGGGGGTATTATTGTAAAGTGTAAGGATGAAGTTCTTTTGTGTAAAAGAAATAACGAAGGAGACTTACCTGGTGTGTGGTCAATACCTGCGGGTAAATTAGGAAAAACCGAAAGTGCCTTAATAGGTGCTAAACGAGAATTTTTTGAGGAAACTAATTTAAAGATAGATAATGGTATTGAGTTAGTTGGTTTTATTAATAGAAAAACAAGAGATGGTGAATCAACAAAAGGTTTAATGTATGTTTTTTTACATAATGTAAATGAAAAAATTTATCCTGACTTACTGAATGCAATTGATGGTGAAGAACATACCGAATGTGGATATTTTACTGAATATGACTTACCTATGGACAAAAATGACCAACTTTATTATCTAATTAAAAATATTTTTAAGAAAAAATAAGTTTTTCGTAAACAAGGATATATTTATTTTTCATAAAGCCCAACAACCCCTTTCATAGTTGGTTGATATTAACCCTAACAAATGTAAAAATTTGTTGGGGTTTTTTATTTTTTTTTATATCTTTGTCGTTATGAAGAATAAAGTCCGTATTGAGAACCGTAAAGTTAAGTTTGAATATTTTATAGAAGAAAAATTTTCTGCGGGTATTAAGTTAACTGGCGTTGAAGTTAAGAGAATTCGTGACGGTAAAATATCCATGACCGACTCATTCTGTTATTTTAATAACGGAGAATTGTATATTAAAGGAATCCTTATTCAAGGTATTGGTAACGATAATATTGGTAGAGACCGAAAGTTGTTATTAAAGAAAAAACAATTACGGAAACTCGAAACTGAATTGGTTAAAGGTTATACAATCATACCTCACGTTCTTTATGAAAATGAACGAGGGTTATTAAAAGTTGAGATTGTATTGGCTAAAGGGAAAAAACTTTGGGACAAACGTAACACAATCAAAGAAAGAGATTTAGATAGGGAAATAAAAAAATCTGATAGGTAGATTATTTTTTTGTATTGTCGTTTTTTTATGTTATCTTTGTAAAACAAACAATTACAAATACCCCCACTATGACACAAAAAGAATCACAACAAAGGCACATCAAAGATACTGTTGAATCAGTACAAAGATTGGCTGACAATTTTAAATCTGAAAAGACAAAAATTGAGTCTGAGTGGGATAAGTATTTTAAAGAAATCCAAAAACATTCTAATAAATTTGAGTTGGTTAAAACTCAAAAAACTAGTACATGGGACGTACAAGTGTACATGGTAGATTCTGAAGGTAAATACAACTATAACTCCCAAAGAGTTAAAGTGGGTAATATTTCACAGGACTATAATGAAATGAGTATTGTCTATAAAGGAGAATTACCTGAAGGATGTAACGCTCACCGCATTAATATTTATGTCGAGGAACACATCACAACACCAAGAGGAGGATGGAGAAGTAAGAGTAATGGTTTTAAGTTAAGAGTTAGTGTCAATCATGATGATAACAAGACTTATTATAAGACTGGTAGACCTGTAGTTAAAATTGTTGAAGAATACGCTCAAGGATTGTGGAATGAACATAATCGTAAGGTTAAAGAGAATGAACTTAGAATGAAAGCATTTAGCGAGGCTTTCAAAAGGTATAGAAATTCTATCGTTGATTTTGGTGGTAACAGAGTTAATAATATTAACACAAACAGAAATCAAATTGTTGTAAAAAACCTTAATGGAAGTATGGTCATTCTTAATTACTCAGAAATCAATGGTGAAATTGAGTTTAATGTACAACAAGTTTATCTCGGACCTAATAGTGCTGATTCTGTAATCGAAGCATTAGGAAATATGAAATAATTTGTTTAACTTTGTATCAAATAATAAAATTATGATAACAGTATATTACAATATCAAAATAGAACACGAGAAATTTGGAGTTTTGGTTAGTGAGTCTTTTGCGGACCAAACACAGTTCAAGTTATTCCTAAAAATGGTTAACGGGTGTTTGGAATTGAAGAACGACTTGACGTTTTTTAACGGAGTGGATTTTTTAGTTCACGTTCCTTACAAATATTTGGTTGATTCAATCGTGTTAGCTTCAAGTTCACAATACAGTTTGTCGGACTATGCTAAAAGTAAGATAGAGGCGTTAGTAACTAAGTAGTAACATAAAAATAATTTAAAATGATACAGTTAATTTTATTGGGGGTTGGAATATATTTGGTGTATAAATTTTGGGCGGTCATTGTTAAATGGGTTCTAATCTTTTCTTTGTGTTCGTTTATTTTTGTTATGTTTAAAGACACTGTAGTAGAAAAAATTAAAGAATTACCTATTATTTCTTATATTATTAGTTAAGGTTCCTTGTTATCCATAAAACAAGGTGGTGGATTCGCTGACATAAGTCGGCCCCAAAAAGGAGACAGTTGTCTCCTTTTTTTATTTTAAGATATTTATGTTAAAAGAATCCATGAAAAAAATTGTTATATCTGAAGACCAATTAGAAATGTTAACCAATAACATACAAGAGTCACCTGAAAAAGGTTCTTATATGGCTAAACAACAATTATTTGTAATTGCAACTTTGGCTTATAAAATGTGGGAGTCTATGGAAGAGGGTGAACAATTAGAAGATTGGATGGAAACCAAGATTGCTCAATCTGAACAAAGTATTACGTCAGTGGTTAAAAGTTTCATGTATGACGAATTTAAAGAAACTCCTGAAAATGACGGTATGGGTAAACTTAATTTTGAAGATTTGATAATAGGTAAATAACCTAACGAGTTTACATATACTTTTTTTTACACTATTTTTAAAAAAAAAAGTTTTTATGAGTAGGATTATTGTTA